CCAACAATAGCTGTGCCATGACCAGAATTTCCATCATCTCTATATACTATAACAACTCTGTCAGTATTCGTATCATAAGCTATGTTAGTAACTCTAGGAGAACCAGAGTTAAAAGTAACAGGAGTACCTGCAGATTGAGTAACAGTTGTCTCAGCAACAGAACTCACAGTCCCATCAGTATTTACAATTACAGGCTTGCCATTAGTCAAAGCACCACTGGCTACAGCGTGTTCTTGCCTTGGTAAACTTTCATCGTTGCCTATGACACGCAGCATTATTGTTACTCTCCATCATCCTCTGAAGGCTCTACCCAATCAGGATTAGCTGACCAGGTTGTGCCATCTAACTTATACTTGTTGCCT